GTTGCCGCGCCGCGCCGTGCCATGCCCCGCGCTGCCGAACCTTGCCGCGCCGTGTTGGTGTTTCCACCGGGAAGCGCCCATAAGTCGCTTCCCACTGCAAACTCCCTTGCCTCGCGTTGCCGCGCCGCGCCGCGCCACGCCCCGCGCTGCCAAACCTTGCCGCGCCGTGTTGGTGTTTCCACCGGGAAGCGCCCATAAGTCGCTTCCCACTGCAAACTCCCTTGCCTCGCGTTGCCGCGCCGCGCCGTGCCATGCCCCGCGCTGCCGAACCTTGCCGCGCCGTGTTGGTGTTTCCACCGGGAAGCGCCCATAAGTCGCTTCCCACTGCAAACTCCCTTGCCTCGCGTTGCAATGCTACGCCGCGCCATGCGCTACCATGCCGTGTTGATGCAAACGCACCGGGAAACCTTGCGGCTTCCCCCTGCCCTCGCTTTGCCGCGCCGCGCCGGGCCACGCCCCGCGATGCCAAACCTTGCCGCGCCGTGTTGGTGTTTCCACCGGGAAGCGCCCATAAGTCGCTTCCCACTGCAAACTCCCTTGCCTCGCGTTGCAATGCTACGCCGCGCCTAGCATTGCCATGCCTCGTGATGCCGTGCCTGTTTCTGCCGCGCCGTGTTGATGCAAACGCACCCGGAAGAGGACTCGTTAGAATCCTCAACCGTGCTGCCCTTGCCTTGTCTAGCCGCGCCACGCGTTGCCGAGCGCTGCCCTGCCGTGCCATGATAGTGTTCGCTTGCAATAGTTACTCCCCGAATCCGGCCAAGAATGTCTCGATGGCGGAAGCACCCTGTTGGTCGGTCAGGTGCGGCCAGAGAAAACGGGATGCGTGCAGCGAGCGGGCGAACGCCCAGATCGACCGTGCGACAGGCTCGAATTCGGCCTGATCCAACTTCGCCCACTTGATCGACTTCGGCAGTGCAACAGGCTTTCCGTGCGGGCCAGGCACCAAGTCGCAATGCCCAGCGCCGACCTTGAGCCAACATAATAGGTCTTCCTCGTCTTGGAATTGCTCCTGCATGTCGAACAGTTGCCCGACCATTGCGAAGAAACGGCGGTGATACGGCCCACTGCGCGGCTCAACCCATGAAAACACGATGGATTCATCGCCAAGCGATTCGAGCCGCTTACGGAACTTGGCATACGCCCTCTGATCTCGTTCGCTGATGCCGGAGAGCTTGCCGTCATCGCCACGATGCAGATTCACGGTAGGCATCTCTGTTACCTTTTTCTGCTAACAGGGCGGTCTTCGGCGGTGCGAGACACAAGCGCAGCCAAGCGCAGTGCATCATCAGCCGCGCCCGGAACATCGCCGGACTCCCACCGGCTCAGGCGCGGCTGGGGGATGTGCGTCTCCCTGGATATTCGACTCTGCGACCAGCCCCTGGCCCGCAGAGTCTTGATATTTGATTGAGTGGTGGTTTCCATGGCCAGATACTATACAGCAGCGAATATCGAAGTCAATGCGCGCACAGATAGTTCGTCGCCGGACACCTCGTCTGGACCGTACGCTGCCACCGCCCACCCTCCAACCCATATGGCTAGATTTTTTTGTGAATCTATGCGTTACCGTATTGCGCAACCTATTCATTGGCGTATAATTCACATCACCCACCGCCCCCAGTGGACACCCTCACCCAGCAGCCTCGCGGCATAGGACTACGGTGACAGGCCCGCAGGACGGCATGGAGCAGGCGACACACCGGCCACCCTGAGCGGGCGAAATCCAAACGGTGCAGTAACCGACACGTGAAACCAACAGGAGAGTGAAATGAGCAACAACACAGAAGACCGGGCCAGGGAGCGTGAATTGTATGTGATCCATGCAGAAGATTACGAAGCGCGCATCCAGGCCGAAGCCGACGCAATCCTCTCAGAATGCGCCAGCAGCATGCGAGCCAGCGAGGAATTCGCTAACCACTGGGAAGCTCTTGAAGCCCAGCGCGGCGAAATCATCTACTTCGCCTGCCACGCCCTAGTGCAGCACCACGACACCGCCGAGGTCATCACCGGGCGCTTCGTGATCGACCTTATCCGCCGCGCGGCCATGCTCCGAGCGGACCATCAAATAGGGGGTATGTAATGCCCTTCACCTCATGTCGCCTCAATGCCCTCGCCACTGTATTCCGCTTCATGTATGGCGCCTGGCATACTGGCTCGCAGCTTGTCTTGATGCACCGAACGATGTTCAGGGGTCGGTATGAACACCTTCAATATCATCATCCTTGGCTGCCTCGTGTTATTAATAGACGTGGTTGCGTGCGTTCTGTTATCGCGCATCAACAATCTGGAAGCAGCAGTAATTATCTCAATAGGAGTAACAATGATTGATCTTATCTCCGTCCTTGTCGGCCTGTCGCTGGCGATACTGTTCGCGCTGTTGGCCTTATACATCAACAGCGGCACCCTACCAGGAGCGCGGCTATACCACACCTACCGCCTGCATCGGGACACCTACGGCTGCGGCCGCCTAACCGCGCTTCGCAAAGCGTGGTTTATTTGTCGGCATTAAGCCGGCGTCATCACTCATCTAGGAGCAAAATCTGATGATCGTTCCAAACAGCCAACTGACACCAGTAGATCGCGCCGCTATTGCGCTGGGCGCCAGCAAGCATGAGCAGCGTCTGCTAATGCTTGCGAAATCGGCCGGCGAGATCGTAGCAATCGCAAACAAGGCCGGTTACGAGCAGTGCCACGCGCAGCGGGTCAGCCTGAAATTTGCCCGCGTGGATATTGAGAAGTTGGGCAAGGCGGCGCGCGAAGACGCCACTAAATTCAGCAAAGCCGTAATAGCCGAGGAGCGGCGTCTGATCGGCATCATTGAGCCGGAGGAAACCCGCCTCAAAGCGTTGCAGGACGATTGGGAAGCCGCGCAGGCCGCCGAGCGTGCCGAGGCGGAACGGGTCGAGGTCGTGCGCCGCGACGGGATCAAGGCGTTGATCGTGCAGCGCTTCACCGGCGTACCGACTGCGCTGCTCACTGCGTCAGCCAGCGCGGTGCAGGAGGCATTGAACGCGATGAACGCGCAGGCGATTGATGCCGACGACTACCAGGACATGACCTTCGATGCCGAGAACGCCAAGACATTGGCTGTGACGCAGTTGAACTCAATTTATACCAGCGCCGTCGACCGCGAGCGGGCCGAGGCGGATCGCCTGGCCCGGGCAGAAGCGGATCGCATCAAAGCGGAAGCCGCTGCGGCCGAAGCGCGCGCAGAAGCGGAGCGCCTTCGGGAGCGGCTCAAGGCCGAGCGGGATCAGCGTGCTGTTGAGGACGCCGCTCGCAGGGCGAAGGAAGAGGCCGATGCCGCGCTTGCGTTAAGTGCGCAGGTTGAATTGGCTGCTGATCGCAAACGCCAAGAAGAATTGTCCGCCGCCAATGCCAAGTCCGCGAAGGATGCCCTTGACGCCGCCGAGGCCCGAATCAAGAAGATGGAAGAGGATCAGGAGGCCGAACGGGTACCCCCGGTAGTCGCATCCGAAACCTTGGAACCGGAAAAGTTAGCATTGGAATGGGTTAACCAACCTAATGAGGCGGCCCAGGAACTGGTCATCCCTGCTATTGACGCGGAAGAAGAAGCTGCATTGGTAGAGTTGGAACCCGCGCCCGCCGCCGCCCTGTTCGTACGCCCGTCAGATGCGGAGATAATCGCCGTGCTGGCGGCCGCTTTCGACGCCGATGAGTCCGCTGTTACGGCTTGGCTGCGCGATATGAACCTTAACAAAACAAAGGAAGCGTCATGAGCGCAACACAACTGCAAACCATGGTATCGGCCCAAAAGGGCACGTTTCTGGCGGCCGCAAGGCCAGGCTTCGATACCGACGCCAAGTGGGCAGCCGAGTCAGGGTTTGCCATGCAAGTTCTGTCTGGCAACGACTTTTTGATGAAGGTCGCCCTGGGAAACCCAGACAGCCTTAAGGCGGCCATCGTCAACGTGGCGGCCATCGGGATCAGCCTCAATCCAGCCGCCAAGCAGGCGTATCTGGTGCCGCGCAACCAGAAGGTGTGCCTGGACATTTCCTACATGGGCCTCCTACAAATGGCCATGCAGGACGGGTGTATCCTCTGGGGGCAGGCTCGCGTAGTGCGCAATTCGGATACTTTCGAGATGCGCGGACTGTCACAAGAGCCGATCCATACCTATAACCCGTTCAGCGATGAGCGCGGGGACATCATCGGCGCCTACGTTACCGTGAAGCTACCAAATGGCGACTTCCTCACCCATGCTATGCCAATGAGCCTGATAGATAAGATCAGGGGCCGCTCCGAGGCGTACAAGCGCAAGTCAGGCCCATGGGTGACGGACCCGGAGGAGATGATTAAAAAGACGGTAATAAAGCAGGCCGCTAAAACCTGGCCTAAAGGCGAGAATGGAAGCCGCCTAGAACAGGCGGTGCACTACATGGACACTGACGGCGGCGAGGGAATCGTCCTATCAGAAGAGCCTGTGGTTGAGGACATCGCTATTACGGTCGAGCAGATTGCCCAGATCGAGGCTGGGCTGACAAAGAAGGGTAAGACATGGGAACAATTGCGCGGCTGGTGCGCCCAGCACAAGTCGGTCAAGCGCGACGTACCGACCATTTCAGACTTGACGCGGAACGAGGCGGCGAGTGTAATTTCTATTGCCCTAGCGGTGGTGGCGCCATGATGAAGTCTATGGAGCAGATGCGTGCCGAACTATCCGCGCTGACAATGGCTCGCATGGGCTTCGATGGCGCGGCAGTAGAACAAGGTTCTCCGGAGTGGATACTGATGCGCCGAGGAGTGATTACCGCCAGCCGGGCTAAAGACCTGATCGCCACCGACCGTTCTGGCAAGGGTCCTGGCGCGGCGCGTAAGGCCTACATGCTCGAACTGGCCGGAGAGATCATGGCAGATGCCGAGGATAGCCGTGGCTTCAAGCAGACCGAGTGGGGGCAGTCCAACGAATCGGATGCACGTGCAACATTCGCCTTCCATACTGGCCTGCCGGTGCATGAAATACCGTTCATCTATGGCGATGTTGGGATGCGCTACGGATGTAGCCCGGATGGAATTGTGGACGAGTACAGCGGTGCCGAGATCAAGTGCCCATTCACTAATGCGGTCTACATGGATTTCATTGGCGGAGAAGTCCCGAAACAAGAGTACATGGAACAGATGCAGTTTTCCATGTTTGTCACCGGCGCCGAGTTCTGGCACTTCTGCAACTACAACCCCCGGATGTACGAGAGGCCGTTTCACGCCATCATAATTGAGCGCGACGAAGCGAAGATGAAGATATTTGCCGATGCGGTAGGCCAGATGACGCATGACTTGGATCGCTACTTGCGCGAGACGTGCAAACTCACAATGAGGTTTGGCGACCACTGGGAAAGAGCTAGGGAACGGAGAGAATTATCGCTCGACGTTCCGCAACAGGCCGATAGTCGCAACGAGTCTGATGTGAGGATTCAACCATCAAGGAGTAGTAAATGATTATGACTGGACTAACAAGATTGGGTGGGGATGCACTTGTGCGTTTCCTGAGTAACGGCGATGCGGTGTGCAATTTGTCGCTGGCCTTTAACTACGGACGGAAGGGTGAGGACAATAGGAGGCCAAGCCAGTGGGTAGATGCCTCGCTGTGGGGCAAGCGCGCCGAGGCGCTGGCTCCTTATCTGCTCAAGGGCGGTCTGGTAGACGTGGTGCTTGGCGAACCGCACATTGAGGAGTACCAGGGCAAGAATGGCGCAGGGTACAAACTTGTTGCCCGCGTTATGGAAATCGAACTGGCGGGCGGTTCCACCAAAGAAAACCATTCAACCCAGGAGCGTTCCGATTCAGATCCGACGCGCCATGCCGCACAACATCAAGTTGGTGGTGGAACCAAGGCGTACATGGATGACGATATTCCGTTCTAAAATACACCATATGTTAAAGGCGGCACATTCAAAGGATGAACTTCATTAGCTAACCCGAGAATTAGGAGCAAAATCTGATGTCACTATTAACATTCACAGAACTTTACCACCAGAATTGCATTGTAGAATTAAGCAAACAGGTGCAACAACTGACAGAATTACTGCTAGAACGCGACAGCGAAAGCAGTGAGCAGCGGGGCGAAACGAGCGAAACATGTAAATGGGTTTTGGATGAGGATGGCGCATGGGATACCGAATGCGGTAACCGCTTTGAGGTAACAGAGGGTACGCCGCACGGAAACAATATGTTTTTTTGCGCGTTTTGTGGGAAGAGACTGGAAGAGGAGTAGATAGCTATGGTTACAGGGGAGCACCCAAGGGATTGCAAACACTGAATGCAGTGGGGGAATTGCTCCATTTGTGATATGGATCAGCGTAAGAATGAAACAGATGCGCTTCTTACGGCAGTAGAGGCATTGCTTCACCAGATTGACATCGTCCGGTTGAACCGACAGTTGGGCGTAACTTTTGAAAGGATAGCGACATGAAAACGAAACAACTTACACTTATTGAGCGGCAGCACTGCAACGGGACTCCGTGCAGCAGCTACACGCTGGCGGCATGGCACTGGAAATGGTCTTTGACGTGGAGGTGGAATGTCACATGGACTCCGCAACACGCCGGAAAAATTGGCCTCTACTTCATGCGTACGCATCGCTATGGGACGGGCCTTAACTTTCTCGCGGGCTTGAACCTTCCACTTGTCGGATCGCTGAGCGTACAGACGCAGCCGAACATGCCATTGACGCCCAACGTAGAGCTAACCGGCGCGAGTGGTCACGCCAGCGAAGACCAAAGCCGCATGTTCGAGCGTCCGGGTCGAGCGCCATGTTAGGGATTGCTGCTTCTATATTGTTGCTATTTGCCTTGCTCATGGTTTTTTATTGGTATGTCAACAGCACTTCCGGATGGGGGTTTGGCCGCATCAACTTGTATTGGCCGACTTTTTACTTGCTGTCCGGAATGATTGTTGGTGCTGGCGGTAATACATTCGTTCTTGTCATTAAGCATTTCAGTTAATGCCACAGATAATGAAGCGCCAAGTATTGCCCAAACGAAACCAAGAATACTTGCGCCCCATGCGGCCTTTGTTTGAATTCCAGCTTGCCGAGTTCCTGTAACTGGTTTACGCGCTTGGAGAAGAAATCGGGGTACTATCTAACACGAGTTCTTGAGTAATCATTGTGTGCGTTAGACGGAGATGCTGAATGTCGGAGTCTAGGACTGAGGAAGGGATGCGTCGCCTGGGTAACTGGGCGGCGTGGTGTAGGTCAGGATACATATCAATCGTGATGAGGCACTACTTCCCGCCTGTATCACCGATGTTTAGAGAGGTGGTTGGTGGCTATTGTGGCGAGGAAGAAGATCGACAAGATGTAATCGACGAACGTGATGCGGAGACAACAGAGAAGCGCATTAACGAGATCGCCCCTCTGCTTCGCGCTGCGGTTCTCTGGCGCTTCCTGAACAAGCGCACGCATAACTGCATCTACCACTTGGACCGGATGCCAGCAGCACAGGTCAAGGAACTGGTACGTCAGGCCGCGAGGGCGCTGTAATGGGCGGGTGGTGCGCCATGTGTCGCAACCGTAGGTTGCCGGTGTTTACTTTCTTCAGATTCACGCATCGTGATCCCTATGATGTAGCTGAAAGCCCCCCATCTATGGCGTGGAACAGTTACCTTAATCTAAATTGCAAATTGTCCGCACTTTCTTGTGTATATACATTATGCTTATATCTCTTTATGTTCACATAATGGCATTGTTCCACTTAAGATTGCATTTCCGCATGTTATACGCCCTAAATCTTCCTCTTCAGATGCTATAAAAACAAGAACATCGTATCCTGCTTTTTTAGATTTCCTTCGTGTTCTTTATACGGATTAAATGTCAAAATAGAAGTTCCAGTTTACCTTTATCACCATTAACAACAAGGATATTCCCGGTTGGTACTTGTATATTACGAATGATATTCATAATCTAAATTTCCTATGTACATACACTTATCCAAGTTAGTAGTTTGGTGCTCATGACGTTTCCTCCACAAATTCCCCGTCCACGTTCAGCGAATACCAGACGTTAGGCTTGACCCCATTTTCTCCGACCTTACTGGCACGGATGTGAATAATGTTCCCGCCACTATCCCTATGGACGAGAACAATTGCTCCGCTGTGCTTTGCTGCCATGGATTTAGACGAGCATCCGAGGCCACACGCCACAGACTGTTCTCCTGATGCCGACGCCGCGCTATTCTTACCTGTAGCCGATGCCGCCCCCTGCTTTCCATCTGCCGATGCCGTGCTATAGTCGCCTGTTGCCGATGCCGCTCCCAAGTAGCCTGTAGCTGATGCCGAGCCACACTCGCCAGTAGCCGACGCCGCGCCATACCATCCGGTAGCCGATGCTGCGCCCAAGTCTCCCGTAGCCGACGCCGCACCCCGGTAGCCCGTAGCCGATGCAGCACTATGGTCGCTTGTGGCTGATGCCGACCCCTGACAGCCCGTAGCCGATGCAGCACTATGGTCGCTTGTGGCTGATGCCGACCCCTGACAGCCCGTAGCCGATGCAGCGCTCTGATAGCCCGTAGCCGACGCCGGCGAGTCTGGGCAAATTGGATTGCACCGGCTACTGGTGTATTCGATGGAAGCTTTCACCATATCTGCTATGTCAATCTTTGCCTTGACTGTTATCGACTCGCTGGCAACCTTCGAGTCGTTACCATGGCGGTCCAGGTTCCCGGCTTGTTCGACGATGGCGAACTGACTACGGGCCGGGGGGTAGTAGCTAAAAACGTCAAGTGGGTATTCACATGCATGGAAGCCGGATTCGCAAAGCTTTACTTCGCTATTATGGGTGTAAGTTTTCCCGACCTCGTACTGGTAACCGCGGCATTGCATATCCATGCCGAATGCCTTATAAGCGACGCTCATGACGCTGCCTCCTTTTTGGCTCGCATATTCCGATTATCGAATGCCCTGAAAACAAAGGGATTAAGACGCCGTAGACAATTCTCATTAACGCACTTGATTACCATCACTATTTCCCCTTTTCCCGTCTAAGGTAGGTCGGATAATCCAGGGCAACCCAGTTGCGGGCTGCGGTGTCCACTACGATTGTTTTTTGCTTCACAAAAAACGACCTAACAAAACTAATCAATTTTCTAATGCTCATTCTATTTTTCCTTTTTCAATCAAATCAATAGGTCCGGCCTTCCAGCCGGGTGGCGCTTGCGGTGCGCTTGGTTTCGCCACGTCGGCTTTCGGCTCCTGCCTACTCGCGTACTCCGTGGGCACCGTCCAGGCCAGTAGCCGGAGGATTAAATCCTGTAGTGGCCACTGGCACCGAATCGTCATGCGATTATCGGTTTTTTTCTTTCCCCACAACCGGAACAACCCGGCGTGAAGCTGAGTGGGGTCAGGCCGCGTATTCGCGGCTGAACGTGAGGTAACCGACCACGGCGGACACGTGGATACTCATGCGCACGATCGCATGAGCGTCGTCTTCTTCGCTGCTGCTGCTTGCGAGTACGCAGCGGTGACCACGGAGAGTGCAGGTAGCGCCTTCCATGAGCCGCTCGACTTCCTGAAGCAGGCCGAACTGATCATCGCTGGCGGAATCCGCGTCGTAGGAAGCGCAGGAAAGCTCGCCGTCATCGACGCCGTAGGACTCTAGCACATCGTCTAGCGCGATCTTCTCGTACCTGGCCAACCCGGCAAGCGGCGAAAAGGCCTGCTCCCGCATCCCGGAGAGAATTGCCTCGCGGGAGAGCAGCCCACGCGCATAGCGCGCCTTCTCGGAAATCGTCCCGTAGGTGGCTACCCATTCGGCATACTGCGCACTGCGTTTTGCTTCTAGGTCTTTCTCGGCCTCGCGCTTGGCGTTTTCTTCCTCGGCGCACTTCTCTAGCCGAGCCGCTTCTGCTGCGTTAACAATCGCCGTCGCCTCGGCGCGACGGGCGTTGAGCGCCGCGCGCATGTCTACCGGTGCTTCAAATTGGCAGGTGTCGCCTGGCATACTCACCCGGCCCCGCGATATCCAAGCATCCACCGGGAGGGCGAGCGCGGCCACTGCGATCACGCGGCACTTAGCCGCATTGGCAGCCTGTTTCTCCGCCTCAGCCGCGTCTGCCGCGACGATGATCGCGTGGCAGGCGTCCAGGTACTGCGGTAGCGTTTCTGCAATATCGGCTGGCACCCGAGGGAGCCGTAGCGGATATCGCAGAAACCCGTCAGTCACGATTCGGTCCAGGCGGGCCAAGATGGCCCGCTGCTCTGTTGTCAGGGAGCCGACGTCAACGGGGATATCTACCTCCCCATACTCTGACCGGCCAGCGGCGATTGCGACATTGCGGTCAATTACCGCGGTAATGGTGATGTTTTTCATGACTAACTCCAAGAGTGTGCCTCAGCGCCAAGCGCCTCGACATACCAGGTAACCGACCTGGCGGCGGTGTGCGGGAATCCGCTCATCTCTTTATCGCTCCCGATTGCGAGAGCCAACTCGGAAACGCTTATTTCAGCCATTGCGTTTCCCCTTATTCCACAGCCGGAACAAACCCGGCGTGGCGGAAGGTGTTGACCTTCCTGACGCTACCATCCTGCTGCACCTGCTCGGTGCTTTCGCGCACCGAGAAGGCGTAGACTGGTTCGATGCCCTGCTCGCGCAAAGCAATTTCGAGCGGTGCCATGAGATACGGTGCACCGCCGATCATGGCGCTCAGGGCAAATGCCCCCAGATCGCTCTCCGCGACCTCATCGCCAGCTTCTTCGGCGCGGTCCTCGCCGCTTGCCAGCATCGACGCCATTACGGCTATATCGTGGGCGCGATCGCGGACTTCATCCGCGCCAGGGAGTGCATCAAAGGTCAGCATGGCGACCAGGTCGCCACGCAAACCCGGCGGCAGGTCGAATACGCCTGCCGAGACCTGCTCGTGGGTAGCAGGGTGTTGGGTTAGGTTGATGATGCTCATAACGATCCCCTCAGTGCGGCCAGCGCCGCGAACGGTGAAGACGCCACCCGGGCGGATTTCGCCGCTTCGGCGGCACGTTGTGCGGCCTGGTACTCGACCAGGTCCGTGCGTAATTCGGAGCGGACGGAATACTTCCGTCCGCTCTGCCCGCCATAGGCGGAGTCTGGGTCACCCGCGAACGCCGCCACCAGATTAGCCCGCTCCTGTAGCCAGGCTTCCGGCATCGCCGCCAGATCGGTGATCATGGCGTCGTCGGCACGCGCCAGGTCGGCGGCAGTCCAATCAGCCGCCACTCGGGACTCACTCCGCCACTCTGGGACGCGGGACCCGGCCGGCAGCCACTCGCTTGTGGCCGTTGAGGCGACAGGCACTAGCCCGCCGCCATGCCAGGTCTCGCCGCCGTTTGGGTACGACCGGCAGTAGGGCTGCTCCAGGCGGAACTCGCCCTCGACCGTGGCGACGACCTCGCCGGTTACATCCCGGCCATCCTCGGCCGTCATGACCATACTCCTGGCCATGACATCGCCACCTGCATTCCAGCCGCCCAAGCTGGACATACGGCCCTCGGAATACGAGGACCGTGACGTGATACACACACGTCGGCCACGCCCATCCACGACCAGCCTGGACATGGCATCGCACGCCGCGGTGCGGGCGGCCTGGTTGGCGGCATCAATAGCCGCCTGCATGGAGGACTCTTCCGCCGCGCTGATTTCTGCGGAATCCCGCGCCGCTTGATCGCGCACCTCGCGGGCGGCGGCCGCGACAGCCGCGTGAGTCTCCAGGCCCAGCGCGGCCCGGAGCTCATCTATTGCGGCCGCATACGCGGCGGCCGCATACGCGGCGGCGGTGTACCGCCCCTCGGCGGACATCGAGGGGGCCGACGGTCCCATGCCGGCCGCGCGGGCCAGCATGGATTCGAGGGTTTCTTCGGCACGCGCCAGAAGGGCAGGCGCGGCCTCGCAGGCCGCGGTGGTGATGCCCATGCTACGGGCACCCACCACCGAAGCGGCGGCTGCACGGATCTCACGAGCGGCCACGTTTTTTGAGGTCATAGCGCGACCTCGGCGACGAGGTCCAAGTCAAACGCGAACATCGTCGCGCTCGGCTCCCCGAAGTTTCGCCATGTGGACTGGTCGTCGCCTATCTTATAGGCGACACTGTGGTCGGGCCAGGCGACGACCATGCCGCCGTCGCAGGTTACCCAAAGCCTGCCGTAGCCGGTTTCCTTGCGGAAGCCACAGGTTTTCAGACCTGTAACTCTAACCTTCCTTGCGGAAGGGTTAGCGACCAGCAGCGCGGCCTTAATGGCCGTGCGCAATGCGGCAATGCCGCACTTTTCGTCATTCAGGGTGATTGTGATTGGGGCCATGATGTTTCTCCCAATTTTGCGCCGGACCGTTCCGGCTGGTCTGACAGATTCTGATGCTACCCGGATCCCCCAGGACCCGTCCCGCATTTTCGTGTAGCTGTTTGTCATTTCGTTCTCCGGTTGCTGGCACTGGAACCCTTCCCGGTGTCGATGATCGAATTATACGCGCGATTCGAGTGCCGTCAAGGGAAATGTCAATCAAATGTTTTTATGGGCCGTCACGTAAAAAAAACACTTGACATAGGAAAAGTGTCGTATACTGACGGGTAGGGGACTTGCGCCCACGATATACGCCAGGCAGATCGGCCTCCGGAGCGATCTCCATCAGAGTTAGCTGGACGATGTATCTGCCGAGCAGCATCGCCGGACAACGAAGGATTTACATGAGACAGACACCAGCCAGTGCACTTCGCCCTGGGCAGGAGAAGCCGTGTCCCCAGAAAGCGCGCGGACTATCCGCTATGTTGGCGGCGCACAGCCCTGCGAGCCGGGAAGAATCCTTAACGCTATACTATAAGATCATGTACGGTTACCCACTTGTCCTAACTGAGCAATTCGCGCGACAGGTCGCTCAGACTCAGTGTCTGGTGCCCGACACCCACCGTTGCCAATCTGCCGCCACTTCGATTTATACCCGCCTCCCGCGGCCGTACTACATCCATGATGCCGCCATGATCCAGCCGAGTGCTGCTTACTACGCCGTGAGGATGTGATGGCTAAGCGGATCGACTGGGAGCGGGTAGAGCGCGATTACCGCGCAGGACAGATCACTGTCCGGCAGATCGCGCAGAAGCACGCAATCTCCACGACCGCAATTACCGCTCATATGCACTCCGGCGGATGGACCCGCGACTTGTCACAGGCGATCCAGGCCCGCACCCAGGCCAAAATAAGCGAGATCGACGTGCAGGAGTTGATCGAGCAGTCAGCACGAGAGGGTGCACAGAAATCTGCACAGACGATCAGATTGGCGGTCGAACAGGCATCGGATGTAGCCGCCGGCGTAATTATTCGCCATCGGAAGAGCTTCCGTGACCAGGTTGAGCGCGCGGCCGTAATTGAGCGTCTGTTCGACGAAATCCTTGTTGCATCAAGCGCTTACGCGGGTGACGGAGCAGAGCCAATCGACATCCACAAAGCAGCAGCAGCATTCAAAGCACTGGTTGACTCCCGGGCCAAGCTGGTAGCTATGGAGCGCGAAAGCTTCGGGATCTCCGGACCTGACACGCCTGACGCGCGCGACGTAGACGCGATGCCGGCGTGCGACGCCTGGCGGGTGTGCAGCGATGGCCTCGGATAGCCCAGAATCATGCGCTTACATGGCATTCATCGTCTCACCGGCAGCGCCCGCACAGCTACCTCAAGGTCGACTAGGTATTTGCTGGCCGCGTGTAGCTCCAGGTATCTAAGTACGATTGCGGGCGGGCTGTCCCCCCACCTAGAAACGGTACACGGCGCCACCTCACAGATGCGCGCCACGTCGGCCTTGGTGAGCCCACAATGGGCTATCAGGCAGGAGAAACTTGGCGTTTTGTTCATAGTGCCACGCGGCCGGTATGTGCAATTTGCACATTATGCCCGTATCTGGGGCGAAAATGCCGATCACTGACCTGTCCAGGCAGCTTGTGGCAGGCTTCGACTGGACGGCACCGGACTACGAGGTCATCATTCGGCGCAGAATCAGGATGCTGAAGGCGTTGCGAGCGGAGCCAGGGGCCATCGGCGGGATGAAGTCCCACTTTCGTGACTACCCTTGCGACTTCGTCACCCTGTTCGGATCGACATTCGACCCGCGCTTGGTCGAGCGTGGCATCGACCCAGTCGTCCCGTTCCTGCTGTTCCCTCGGCAAGTCGAGTTCATCGACTGGATCATAGAGCGCTGGAAAGGGCAAGAGGATGGCGTGGCGGAGAAGAGCCGCGACATGGGCGTGAGTTGGTTGACTGTGGCTGCTGCCGTCTGGATTTTCCTCTACCACCCAGGAAGCGTGGTTGGGTTCGGCAGCCGCAAAGAGGAGTACGTGGACAAGCTTGGGGACCCTAAATCGCTATTCTGGAAAGTCCGGACATTCATCGACCTCTTGCCGCGCGAGTTCCGCCCTGCCGGATGGAACAGCAAGAAGCATGCGCCCTACATGGTCATAACCAACCCGGAGAATGGCGCAAAGATCGTCGGCGAGGCTGGCGACAACATCGGGCGTGGCGCACGTACCAGCGTTTACTTTCTGGATGAGGCCGCCTATATCGAGCGGCCAGAGGCCGTGGATGCCGCACTGAGCCAGACGAGCAACTGCAAACTGCATGTTTCGACGCCTAACGGAGCCGGGAATCCGTTCTACCGCAAGGCCAAGGGAGGCAAGTTGCCGCTGTTCGTCTTCGACTGGCGCGATGATCCGAGAAAAAGCCAAGCGTGGTACGATGCCCAGGTGGCTAAGGCGGACAACCCGACCATCGTGGCCCAGGAGATTGACCGTAACTACGAAGCGAGCGTGGTCAACTCCTTCATCGGCGGGGATTTGGTAAAGGAGGCAATGCTTCGTGGCCCGACCCAGGTGCAGGCAGTTGGTGGACTGCGCGTGGGAGTGGACCCGGCACGCTTCGGCGACGACAAGTTCGCGGTGACCATCCGTAGAGGCCGCTTAATCGTGTTCCAGGCAGAGGCGCAGAACCTCGACAGCTTTACCGGCGCGGCCTACGTGCGCGACTGCTTAGCCCCATATGGCGAGAAACCCGAGCAGATCGCGGTGGACGAGATCGGCATCGGCGCCGGAGTGGTGGACGTGCTCACCCGCATGGCCGAGTTCGCTGGCGTGGTAGTCGGAGTAAATGCCTCCCTGCGCATGGATGGAGCGGCTTCCGCGAATGGTGTTATGCCCATCCCATTGGTTGCCACCATCTATTACAACCTGCGCGCCCGGATGTATGGAGAGATGAGGGAATGGCTCAAGGGCGCGTCAGTCCCAAACGACGATGCGCTCCATGCCGAATTGACGTCAGTACGCTACGGCTACCGAGGCGGGTCGCTTTTGCTGGAATCGAAGGATGATATGCGGAGGCGCGGCGTGAAGTCGCCAAACAAGGCCGACAGCATCGCACTGACTTTTGCCATACCTGGCGCTCAGAACGACATGTTGGATCACCAGATTCTCACCGACACCGCGCTACAAGCCGGTCGGCGGCCTGCATCCAGATCGGGATATTGATGATGCTCTTACCTGGCTCACGAACTAGCGCGCGTCATCAAGAGGCTATGGAATGACAGAAGATAATAAGGAGTCGCGCTTCCGGGCAGAACGTGCCCGCTCAGACGAGGCCTACCTACGCGCCTGGAATGACCGGCTCCCGACCGCCGAGCAGCAATCCGCAAACCCGCTGCTAGGGCTTGGCACGCAACTTTTGGGCGAGTTCATTGAGGCGCAGCTATACCGAGATGAGACCGAGCAGCGCTGGCTCACGGATTTGCGCCAATACAAAGGCCAGTACGAGCCAGAAGAAGAGGCGATCATGACCGGAAGCAAGGCCTTCGCGCGCAAGACGAGAGTGAAGGTAGAGAGCGTAGATGCCCGCATGACCGACATGCTTTTCCCAGCCAATCGAGAGCGGAACTACTCGATTGACGCCACGCCAGAGCCCGTCATACCGGCCGCGAAGAAGCGTGAGATCATCCATGCACTCGGACAGATTAGCCAAGGTGGTCCGGTTGACCCAGAAGATGTGAAGAAGGCGGTCAATGGATTTGCCAAAGAAGCCGCCGAGAAGATGGCGGTAAGGATTGATGACCAACTGGCCGAGACGAAATATCGAAAAGTCTGCCGAGAGGTGCTCCACTCTGGGCACCTATACGGCACTGGGGTGCTCAAGGGTCCACTGGTCGAACGCAAGACAGATTTGTCCTACAAATGGGCGAACGGCAAATACACCCAGGTCGGCCGTACGTTCACGACCCCGTTTGTGACGCAGGTCCCCATCTGGCGATGGTATCCGGATATGTCAGTCACCGACCTGAAGGATGCCCGCTACACATGGGAGCACCACCGGCTAAGCCGTGCGACCCTATACGAGATGTCGAAACGGAAGAGTTTTGAGCAGACTGCTATCCTCAATCACATTGACGTCAACCCGGATGGTGATATTCGCCTCATGCGCTACGAGCAGGGCCTGATGGCAGTCGGAAACCAGCAGAGCCGGCTGACGAACCTCAAGACCGGGCAATACGATGTCTATGAGCGGTGGGGCTGGCTCAAGGCCGAGGAACTTGCTGCGGCAGGCGTAGATGTTCCAAATGACCGGATGCAGGAAACCTTTTTCAGTAACGTTTGGGTGCTACCAAACGGCGAAGTCGTCAAGGCAGTTCTATCCCCCATAAACGGGATGGATACCCCTTATCATCTGTACTACCTGGACAAAGACGAGACGAGCATCTTCGGTGACGGCTTCCCTTCAATCATGCGCGATGACCAGAGTCAGATAAACAGCGCGCGTCGCATGATCCTAGACAATGGGGCGATCTGTGCCGGGCCTCAGTTTGAGGCTTTCGTGCCGGCGTTTCCTAAGGGAACCGATTTCACCAGTATCCACCCACTGCGTGTGTGGCCTCGTAGCGGCGGTGATTTCCAGTACCCGGCCATCCGGCCGCTGAACTTCGACTCGCACATCGGCGAGTTGATGGAAATGGAGAGGCTGTTCGATACCAGCGCAGACGAAACGACCGCTATCCCAAAGTTTACGTATGGCGACAACCCGACAAACGGGGCGGCAGGGACTATGGGTGGCCTGTCAATGCTATTGGGTCAGGCCAATATCGCCTTGAAAGACCTAGTGGCGAACTGGGATGAAGTCACCAAGAGCTTCATTACCGCCATGTATCACTGGAACATGCAGTTCGGGCGTGATGATGCAATAAAGGGCGACTACGCCGTTGTGGCGACTGGCGCTGCCTCACTGGTTGCAAAAGAGGTGAGAGCCAACTTGCTGAATCAGTTTGGTGCCACCCTCCAGCCGGAAGAGCGCCAGTTTATTAAGTGGGATATTCTGGTGCGCGAGAAGGCCAAAGTGCAAGAACTAGATTCCTTGGCGAAGACCCAAGTTGAAGTTGACGAAGATGCCGCCACGCCTGGCGCAAAGATGCAGCAACAGATGATGCAAATGCAGCAGGAACTCGCAATGAAGACGATGGAAGCCAACCTCAACAAGCTACAAGCCACCATCGAGAACCTGAAGGCGTCTAGCGGGAAGATCGCCGCCGACACGGAGAAGGCAATTGCAGAGGCGGTAGACGCCAAGGTCAAGGCGGCCTACTCCGCGATGCAGGCGGCTGGTGTTATCGTCGCCAACAAGGAGGTTGCCCCGGTTGGCGATGCGCTCCTGAAAGAAGCCGGATGGGGCATCGACCAGAGCGCTACCGATGCGCCTATCCCAGATAAGCCTGTAGTTCCGCCAGAACAACTTGCTGACAACGCAGATGAACCCGCTCCTGCCGAGATAGAGGCCATGACGCCGGATACGGCTGAACCCATGTCGCCCGCCATTGGGCAAGAGGCTGGCATCGAAACATCAAGGATTTCCGGATGACCGCGAGCATAGACGCGACTGCCGCCGCGCGCGTTGCGGATAAGGCATTTTCCGCTCTGCACGCGACGCTAACAGGCGATCAAAAGCAGTCGGTTGTTGACTGGCTTGACGCACTGGCCGCGCAGCAATTGATCGGGATGGCAACCTGCAACCCCGCTATGCTTGCCGCGAACCAGTTACGCGCTCAACAGTTGATAGCCCTTACCGACGCGATCTCGACCGGCTCTACCACTGGGTACGTTTTTTAACATCGGGGCCGATGGCACCGACTAAACCGGCCCGCTTCTGCGGGTTTTTTGTTATCTGGCTTTCATGAAGGGATGCCAAATGAAAAATCAACGTGATTACAAGCAAGCATTTGATGCCCGCTACGAAAAGCGGGTTGACAAAATGCCCACTGATGAACCGATGCCAAATGGTGAACCGATGCCAAATGGTGATATGCAGGCTCCAAACATGATGGACGAGCCGTCCGCCACCAGAGAGACGCCACCCATGCCGGCTGCCGAGGCTACCGACATGATGGGAGAAGGGATGACCCCTGACGAAAAGCAGCGCGAGAAGTCATGGGAAGGTCGGCTCCGCAAGCGGGAGGAAGACATAGCGGCACGTGAGGCCAGCGCTGGGCAATCTGAACCGGGCGAAGCACTCGCCAAGTTGAGTGAGCAGTTCGGTCCTGAGTTCGCCGACCTGATCGTCCAAGTGATCCGCGAGAGCCTTCCAGCGTCCAACGAAGAAGAAACGGCGACTTTGCGCGCCGACATTGACGACGTGATTGAAATCCTCAAAAGCGAGCGCATTGGTCGCCACAAGGAAGCCATCATGTCGGCCCATGCAGACGCCTATGAGATCGCAAAAACACCAGAATTCAATGAATGGTGCAGAACCCAGGACGACCCTGCTGAATGCGATCGGATCATCAATAGCGGGACTTCCCAGGAAGTCATCGCCCTCTTAACCAAATTCAAGTCCCACCTGAACACCGGAGAAGAAGGTGCTGGCGACGACGACAGCGAAGCGGCAACAGCCGTGCGCGGTTCGTCCCCGATCACGCTCCCGAATCGCCCGGCGCAAAGCCCTGACGACGAATTTATAGCCGCCTGGAACGCCAGGTAACAATTGATTTACCGACCAGTGGCGGTTCCACTGGACTGCACCGCTTTACGGGATGCACTCAGAACCGCGCTTCTTCCATGGCGCCGGGACAGGCAAAAGCCCCCCGGAATTGGACCGCATACGGAAATCATGAGGCCACCAGACAAAAGGCGGAAGTAACTACTTCTTCCATAAACGAAAGGATAGATCATGACTGATTATGCCTCAATTAACACGAACCAGACCGTGCATTCGGTTGAAACGCTGCTTCAGCGTGCCATCCCAATGATGGTACTGGAGCAGTTCGGCCAACTCAAGCCGATGCCCTCAAACAGCACCAAATCGCTGGACTTCCGCCGCCACAAGTTGCCAATCCCGACCACTGCGTCAGGCTTTATTCTTGCGGAAGGCGTCACCCCGACCGAAGCCATCCCGACAATGGAATCGGTCACCGTCACGCTCCAGCAGTACGGTGCCGTGGTGGGGGTTACCGACGTTGTGGACGACATGCACATTGACGATGTACTCACCGAGTACATGGGTATCCTGGGTGAACATGCCGGCCAGGTGATCGAACTGATGCGTTGGTCCTCAATCGTGTCAGATACCAGTGCCAACGTCATCTACGCCAACGGTGTTGCGTCCGATGCCCAGGTAACCACTTCGCTGACCTCCAAGGAAGTGCGGGCTGGCCTGCGTTCCATCAAGGCCAACTACGGAAAGGCGATCACCAAGATGGCCAAAGCCGGTACAGACTACGGCGCTCAGGCAATCGAGCCGGCCTACATCGCTGTGATTAACAGCGACCTGGAAGCCACTATCCGGGGCAACCTCGGGGCGAACTTTACCCCGGTTGCGGATTACGGCCCCGGCGCGCAGAAGTTCCAGGGCGAGTTCGGGAATTACGAGAACATCCGCTTCATCTCGTCCGCCCTCCTAGGCAAGCGTGCCAATGCGGGTGTCGCCGTGGCGTCTGCGCCTACCCTGCTGTCTGACGACGGTGTGAATGTCAACCTGTACGACACCTGCATCTTCGCTGCCGATGCCTGGGTTGGTGTTGCTCTGAAGGGCGCGTATGCCGTCACTCCCAGTATGCACCGTGCCGCCGTGTCCGACTCCGACCCCCTTGCCCAGCGCTCCAAGGCTGGCTACAAGACGATGCAGGCCGCAAAAGTCGTTCAGGTTGCCCACATCAAGAAGCTTGTCACTGGCTGTCTGAAGGACTTCTGATCCTAGTTGATCTTCACCAATAGCCCGATGGCTCACCCCATCGGGCTTTTTAATTCCAAAGGAGCTTCAAATGTCGCGTGGTATTCCAAAAACACCTGCAATTCAACAAAAATCAACCGATGTTCACGTTACGCCTGTCAACCCCTACGACACGCCCACCCAACCGATAGCCTCCGATACTGTGAGCAAAAACACTACCCCTGCGAAACCAATCCCAGCCGCTCCGGCCAACCCTCACGCCGCCAATACGTCTACGCACCGCAATGTGATCGTGCAGCGCCCGCATGATGTAACCGATGACTATTTCTTCATTGGCCACAATGCTTTCGTTGGCCAGTTCAAGTATGATGTACCAGTCAGTCTGCCCATTGAGGTCATAGAGCACATGCGAACCATCATGCGCGTCACTCATCGGCCTGGCCAAGATGGGCAGATTCAAACGCACACGTCAAACGCCTTCGCGGTGATGGATGCCTGATCATGGCCAGCCGGGCACTTGCCGATCTTCGCCAGGACATCCGTGAAAAGGCACTCCTGCACATCAATGCGTGCGCTTCCGAAGGCATCGACCTGTTGATCTACTGCACCTTCAGAAGCAACGTCGAGCAGAACGCCGAATACGCCAAGGGCCGCACGGCTCACGGCGCGATCGTCACCAATGCGCGCGGCGGGCAGAGCAAGCACAACCACGTCGAGGATGGTGTAGCGGCCTCGCTGGCCTATGACTGCATCCCGATTGTCAATGGCAAGGCCCAGTGGGGCAACGCATCCTTGGTATCAAGAGTTGGGATACTGGGCGAATCGGTCGGCCTGACTTGGGCCGGCCGGTGGCGTGGGAGGTTGCGTGAATCCGTCCATTTTGAGGTTTCGTCTTGACATCCCCCCGGCCTGAGGCTGAGGTTTTACGGAGAAGAACCTGATGAATCTGCTTCCTTCCATCAAAGATAGCCGTGGGCGTGAGTCACGAACTCTGCTGTTCGTCGCCCTCGCCGCAATTGTTCTTATCTACAAGTTTTCCGTCGCTAGTTTGACGATCTTTGGGTTATCCTTTCCGGCTATGAGCGCGACCGAGTTCGGTATTGCATTCGGCGCAGTGCTGGCTATCTGGCTGGGCCGTGAATGGACCGAGAAATCAAAGTGAGATGGCAAATTCATGCCACTTCGATAATCGCCTATGCCCTTGTGTTTGCCTGCGCAATTGCGATGTTGGCATGGTGGCAATGGCCAAAGACTCCGCCATCCGCTTCAATACCATTGTCGCCAGCCATGGAAGTACGCAACGAGGACAAAACGACACTCACGAATGCGGCACCGGCCAAAGTCTACTCGGCGAAGGTAAAGGCCAAGTTTACCCTCCCTGACGCTGTTCAGTCCGACCCTGCGCAGCATGTTTCAGCAGTTGGAAAGCTAGACACAATGGATAGGCCATACACCGTGACGGCCGTGTACGACGAGGATACCGGCGAGAGTTCAGTTTACGCCCGCGCTGATACGCTTCCCTGGGTATCCGCTACGCAACGCGGGCAAGTTGGCTTGCACTATGGGATAAAGAACGGGTTGCGGCCGGTTACTAGGATTTCAGTGAGCCAAAGTTTCCTAAGCATCAAGGCGCTTCAATTAGGTGGAGCGGGAACCTTGGACAGCGATGGCCAATGGTTTGTTGGCGTTGGAATTAATTATAGGTGGTAGGATGGATAATTCAGAAATTAGCAGCATTGGCAACAATGCAGAAGAAGATCTTCTGAACGCAATTCAACGGTCCACTGACACAGACCTCAGATCGGTGCTCATGTTCCAACTCAGGACTCTACGCGCCCTGGAGAGCACCATCATGGCGCTTGGAAATAAGATTGACGCATTCATCTCAGATGAGAAAAGGATTGCGGCTATCGCACTTGAAAAACATTATAAAAACCATGATCGTGACCACTCCTGGATAGACTTCAAAATCAAGGAAGAGCCGATAGTCGCCGAAGAACGCCGATGGATACGCCGCTCAATCGACGAAGAGTCACGAAAGTGTCGCCAGCAGCGTGACGACGAAATTGACGCCCGCAAGCAGGCGCGGGCAGTGGTATTCAGGATGATAGAACGCATCGTAACATGGGCTACGATAGCTATTCTAGCTTTGATCGGGTTCACAAAATGACCACCGCTATATCACTGTTTACGCGTCGGGCAACTCCCGAGTTACCCATGTGCCCAATTCCGCTTGTCAACGACGCTATCATGGCGGCAGTACGGGACCTGTGCGACGAAGCGGACCTGATTACCGACACCGTGACGTTCACATCCGTGATCGGCACGCGCAAGTACGCGCTCTCACTGCCTTTTGGTTTCAAGCTAAGTCGCGTCACCAGCGTAAGAACGACAAACTACCCGCGCGGACTTGGTATCACTAGCCAGCAAGAGGCCGATCAAGTCGTTCAGAACAACATCCCTCGCAACTATTACGTCGATGGCTTAAACAAGGTCTGTCTTGTAAGCACGCCAAGCGTGGCCGAGGCGGTCAGCGTCTCCGTGGTGCTTAAACCAGAACTAACCGCGACCGACTTGGGTGACGTGTTCTACGACACCCATCTCGACACGGTTATGGCCGGCACGAAGGCTAGATTGATGCTCATGCCAGGGAAGCCATGGACGAATTTTGAACTAGGCTCCGCCTACGAAACGCGGTTCCGAAACGATTTAGTTGCCGCCAGGATCACAACCGTGACGGGCAATGCCGGGGGGCTGTTGACCGTTCGCCCGCGCAAGTTCGGAGGTTTGCCGACCGCTCGCGCACATGAGCTTTGGGGATAGGTTGTGGCACTCTGCCCACTTCCAATTTCCTTCACCAGCAAACTTTATCCGCTCTATGTAGTGGAAGGGTTAGGGGTGGCGTCGGGCATGACGGGAGGGCGGATGCTTGGCGTTGCGATGGTCGAAGGCATGGATGTGTCGGCCGCGCTCACAGGCGGGTCGCTGCGTGCTATCCTCGGCAACTACCCGTACTACCAACCGGAGGCGCTGGACGTATCTGCTGCGCTGACCAGCGGGGCATTGACGGTGGTGTTGCGGTATGGCAACTACCCGTACTACCAACCGGAGGCGCTGGACGTTACGGCAGCGCTCACCGGCGGGGTGCTGTTGATTACCACGCATTACCAGAACTACCCATTTTACATGCCGGAGGCGATTAGCGTCACGGCTGCGCTCACTGGAGGCTCCCTTGCATAATATCCCAATAAAACCCACCGTCGGCATGGCTGGCCGCTTCAAGATCGAGGCAATTCGCCCGGACGGCAGCAAGCGTGTCCTGGCCGACTGGTTCGACAATCTGATCCTCGATGCTGGGCTGGAACGTCTTGGAACCGCCAGTGCACTAGGCACATGTGCAGTAGGGACAAGCTCTGTTGCGGTGAATGCCGCACAGACTTCGCTCCAGGTGCTTGCCGCCTCGACTACCACACAACAAGCAAAAGTATATGGCACCCAGGCGACTGCGCCCTATTATGCATGGAACAGAACTACTTACCGCTTCCCACTGACTACGGCTATCGTTACCGGAAGCATTACCGACACCACGCTTACGGTTTCTGCTGTTTCTTCCGGAACAATCAAGGTCGGCGCAGTCCTTACCGGAACCGGAATTTCTGCCAACACGACTGTTACCACCTTCGGCTCGGGTTCTGGCGGAATAGGCACCTACACTGTCAGCCCATCTCAGACGGTTTCTAGCACCTCGATAACCTCCACCTACGCCACAGCGGCCGGAACGCTTGCTGAAGTTGGGGTTGGCTGGGGCGCGACGACGATGTTCTCACGCGCCTTGATACTTGCTGGGGGTAGCGCCGCATCCGTGACTGGAAGCATTAAGTCCAAAACCCTAACGGTTACCGCAGTCACATCCGGAAGCGTGGTTGTCGGGTCAGTAGTGACGGGAACGGGCGTGACGGCTAACACGGTAGTGACCGAACTCGGAACTGGAACAGGCGGAACCGGAACCTATATCGTTTCTACATCACAAACAGTGGCCTCAACTGCGCTGACCTGTACGGTAGCCGGCGCCGAAGCCCCGATTACGGTCCTTGGAGATGAAATCCTGGACGTGACCTATGAGTTACGTCTGTACCCGCCAACATCAGACGTACTCGGAACGGTGGTGTTGGACGGCGTGACGTATTACACGATCCTGCGTGCGGCCTATGTCACTGACAATAGTATGTGGGGACATGATCGTATTGGGGGCTTAGCGTTCTTGATCGGGACCAGCGCCGCTTATGGTGGCTCCTATGCGTATCCGGACACCATTGGCGAGATAACCAGTTACCCATCAGGAGTAATTAGTGGATCGGGTAGTAAATCACGGGTGCCCTATTCGGCAAATTCCAAAACGGCGGAAGGCTCGTTTACCTGGGGCGTTAACAACGGGAACCTATCGGGCGGAATTGGCGCGATACTTTGGCGTGTCTATGGTGGCAATGACTATTCATATAGCCTAGAGGCTTACCAAGTCGGCTTCTATGAGGCCGACTACACCACACCGCTAAAAATCCCTAAGGACAACACCAAGACGCTCACGCTCAGTTTCAGCGTCACCTGGGCGCGGAAGACGCTGTAATGCTGCCTGACAATACACTGTCCTCCATCGCGGTATCGGCGCCGTTCCTGCCTCCAGATGACAGGCCGCGCGAGCCGCTTATCGACTGGGAGCGTGGCGGCATCGGAATCAGCGATGCGTCGCTAGGCCACGACGTACAGAACTGGAAGGCATGGTATGCTGGGAACGTGATCTGGGTGGCACCAGAAGCCGATTTGTCCGCTAAGACGGCGGTGCTGGAGTTGGGTGGAGTAACCGAACTGGCGTTAGCGTTCGATATTTCCATGCACGTCACGCTGGCCTATATGCGGAATGGCCTAGCCAATCTCTACTGGTACGACACCAACCTGAACGACCATACGACCACCCCGTACCCAGACATCACTAGCCCTAGGCTGACGTTTGATGACAAGCGGGAATCGCAGTCGTCTGTCAATGACGTGCTGTTCTTCTATCTGAAGTTCGGGCAGCTACGCTACCGACAGCAGCGCGACCGATTTCTGATAGAGCGTGTGCTGGCCGACGTTCCGGACTTTGGGGCACGCATTGAAAATGTCGGCATGACTACCGGCAACCGGGTAGAGATTCGCTTCTATCAGGATAGTGTTGTTGGTGGCTATGCCGTCCTTACAAATCCCATTCATTCCGTCTTAGTTGGATTGGCTTGCGGGCATACTTTGACGCCCGGCGTCTTGACTCCAGTAACGTCTAGCGCCACGTTGCATCCTGTCGATACAGATTGCCGGAGAACATGATGAGCCTGACCTTGCAGACCCCGATCACAACCGCCAGGACAATCCTCAACGACATCCTGATGACGACCTACCCAGATGCCGATCTACTGCGATACGCCAACGATGCTCTCGACGCCATCGTTACGCTGGCACCTCGCTACTACTATGAAACCGGAACCCTCGCCTGTGTCGCCGGGGAGGCGCTTCAGTCGATCAGCTTTGCCGATGCGCTGTCGCTGGTGTCTGTTGACCGGGTAGTTGGCGGGGGTGTCGTCACACCGACCGACCGCGCCACCCTGTCAGCCTTCGCCCCTGGATGGATGTCCGAAACAACGGGCGCGGCTATCCACTGGTTCCCGCTCGATGACAGCAAGACGCGCTTCTACGTCTATCCGCCAGCGCCGCCATCGCAGACGCTCTCCGTCACCTATGTGCGCATCCCTTGCGAGTACGCAATAACGGATGAAACCACGCTGCCGGCAACCTTGTCCGGGGCCATCACGGACTACATCGTCTACGTTGCACTCACGCGGCAGGACGAGTACGCATCCCAAGAACGGGCCGCTGGTTTCATGGCGTCGTTCGTGGCTCGCTTGTCCGAGAAAGCCTGATGTCTATCATTGCATTAAATTCCTTCTCCGGTATTGCTCCGAGAACAGACCCGGCTTTCCTACCGCAGAACGGTGCCCAGGTAGCCCAGGACGTTCGCCTACACGCCGGCGCTATCCGTGCGTGGCGTGGGTCAAGATCCATCGGCGTCACCGTTCCGGCGACTACTCAATCCATCTTCTATGACCAAGGGTCAGAACGCTGGTTTTCCTGGGACACCGATGTCGATTGCGTGCTCGGGCCCGTCGCGGATGACGATGACAAGAGACGATACTACTACACTGGGGATGGAACGCCGAAGAAGACTGATTCTGCCATGGCGATCGCCGGAACGGGCCGTTACCCGCAAACCTACTACGAGTTGGGTGTCCCTGCGCCTGCCGCAGCCGCAACCGCGTCTGCCGGTACGGGCACCATGACTAGAGTCTGGGTCTACACCAATGTCTCCCTGTTCAGCGGAATCGAGGAAGAAGGCGCCCCATCCCCGCCCGTAACCATTGCCACCTGGGCGTCCGGAGACACCATTACCATAGACGCCATGTCTGATGTTCCCACCACCGGCTACAACGTCACCAAGCGGCGCCTGTATCGCTCCAATGGCGGAGCCTACCAGTTCGTCAAAGAGTTCACTGGGACATCCACCACGGATGGGATCACAGATGAGCAACTGGCTGAGGAGATTACCTCCACGAATTTTGATGTCCCACCCGTAGGACTCAAGGGGCTGGTGTCGCTCGCCAATGGGATTCTTGCCGGGTTCATCGGAAATTCACTGTACTTCAGCGCCGCCTACCAGCCGCACGCCTGGCCATCTGACTACGCGCTCACCGTGGCCGACAAGATCGTCGCACTGGTCCCCATTGCCCAGGGCATGTACGTACTCACCACCGGGAAGCCGTACTACTGCTCCGGGATGACCCCGGATTCCATGTCAACGGAGCAGATGAGCAAGAACGTCCCCTGTTTGAGCAAGCGATCTGCTTCGACCGATGGGGTAGGGGCGATCTACGTTACCTACAACGGCATCGCCCATCTTTCCGGGGCGACTGCTTCAAATACCACTCGATCACTATTCACACAAGAAGAGTGGATCAAATACGACACAAATGGGATGCACGGAATTTTCTATGATGAGCGGTACACGCTCTGGTACACCCGGGTCGAGACAGACTACTTCGTCATGGACGGAGCCTTCACGATGGGTGGAAGCATGGCGATGGACGGCTCAATCTCGGATGCCGTCACGGTCACCAGCGGCCTCGTCATGGACACCACGTTGCCAGAAGCACCGATGACCACGATCAGGATTCCAGCCACAGCCGCGCACATCATCACCAGCACCGGAAAGTTATACCTGCTCTGGGACGACAAGATAGTTGAGTTTGATGCAGACCTCATCAGCAGAAGTCAATATGAGTGGAAGAGCAAGTTATTCGTTCTTCCACGCCCGATGAACTTTACTGCGGTTCAGGTATTGGCCGATCACGACCCCGAGATTATTGCATTGGAAACCGTCGCAGATAACATGATTACCCAAACGGACAATGCGAGCAAATGGGCTGAAGGCGCCTATAGCTCTGGGTGGGGAATCTGTCTCGCCAATGAATTCGAGTGGAATGGATCGTCACTCACCGGTGGAGGAACAGGAGGAACAGGAGGGACAGGAGGGACAGGGGGAGGAACAGGGGGAACAGGGGGAACTCCTAGAACCCGATTCTTGGCCATCCGTATCTATGCTGATCAGTCCATTGTTTTTCAGGGTGCCGTCAATGACAACAAGCCGATTCGCTTGCCATCCGGGTTTAGGAGCGATACATGGGAAATCGCAATCTCTGGTAACATCCCGGTGCGGAGGATTGTTATGGCCACAACGGTTCCTGAACTAGCGAAAGCATGAAGCCGTCAATCCCCCCACCTACCGCTATCGATCCAGGAGCCGCGCGAGTAATCTGGCCTATCAAGCATATTCTAGATGAGATCACCGGCGCGCGATCAGGGCCGCTAGAGCCGCTCTCTAAAACGGCGACATTGGACGAAGTGATCACCAAGATCAACCAACTCGTTGCACGACTCGGAGCATAAAAGGAACCGCTATGAGCAAATTCGTTACCATATTAGATATGGAGTTGATGTGTTCAACCGATGGCTACCCGCTTGTGAACCGAAACGGCGAGCAACTTTACCAACTGCGAACACCTTTTATCTATCAGTCCGATGTGGCGGACATGGTTATCACCGTCCCGGCCGGATTCGTCACTGATCTGGCATCAATCCCGCGTCTGCCATTTGTCTACATCCTGCTGGCAAAGATATCCGACATGCCTGGCGTTGTGCATGACAGCCTATATTCGACTGGCGCGATCCCTCGTGCATTGGCGGACAAGGTGTTGCGCGAGGCTTGCCTATTGATAGGCGTTTCTGCATGGAAGGTGTGGCTGATATATCAATGTGTTAGGCTTTGCTGTAGCGGCCATTACAATTCAAATAACACCATGGCGACAATTACCCAACTCGGCAAGAATGCCGATGTTTTCCGGAGCGAAATCTGATGACGATGCTTACCCCTATAGCGGCTTGGAGCGATGTGCCGCAACACGAAACGGGCACCCTTGTTCTTGGCGGGGCGGGCGCCCCAATGAATACCCAGGCCCAGGCGTTGCTGAACCGCACGGAGTGGTTGCTGGCGGGGAATGTGCTCGGCGTGCAATCCATCTGGGTTCCCGCTTCTGAGCTCTACGCGCGCTCCACCAACGGCGCGGCAGCCGGGACAGCCGAGACAGCAAATTCAAAGATCATGCTCAAGACCTTCGACTTCGACGCCGCAACCATCGAATACGTGCAGTTCATCCGCAGGATGCCGAAAAAGTGGAACCTTGGCACCGTCGCCGCCGCGTTCACCTGGAGTCACCCATATGCCACCACCAACTTTGGCGTGGCATGGGGGATTCAGGCCGCAGCGATCTCCAACGGCGATTCAATGGATGCCACCCTAGGTACCGCCAACTACGTCTACGCTACAGGTGGAGCGGTGGATACGGCCTACACCACACTTACTACACTGGCGATAACTATCCCTGGACCGCCAGCGGCAGAAGACCTCGTGGTGTTCCAGATTTTCCGCAACGCCGGCGATATGGAGGATTCCTTAGGCGTTGATGCCAGGCTTCATGGTGTTACCATCTACTTCACCATCGCAGCCGGCACAGACGCCTGATAGGACACGACAATGACCATTGGACTCAAGATTACCAACAACTTCAGTGCACCGATCGCCACAGGGATCAGTGACTCGGCAACTACGGTAACCCTGTCGGCTGGCTACGGATCGCGCCTGACGCAGTACGCTCCAGGTCAATACGAATACATGACCTTAGTAGACCAGTCAAACAACATGGAGATCGTGAAGGCTGTCGCTCGCGCCGGAGATTATCTGACGATTGTTCGCGCCCAGGACGGCACAGCGGCGAGAGCCTTTATCGTTGGCGATATTATTACCTCCCGCCCTTGCCGTGCCGCTCTCTACGATGCGATGGAAGTCAATATGGCAAAAGCCAATGTCGATTCGCAGGCCTTCACTGGCACCCCGTCACTCCCGACCGGGACGACCGGTGTTACCCAGACACAGGGGAACAACAGCACCAAGCTCGCTACCACCGCCTATGCCGATGCGGTAAAGGCGGCATCTACCGCCTATGTGGATTCGGCTATTGCATCCGCATCTGTACTTCCAGCGCAAGCTGGTCACAGTGGGCAATATCTTACTACGAGCGGATCGACAGCCTCTTGGGCCGCTATCACAGGGGGCGCAACAGGGTTCCCTGCCCCGAAGGTCGGGGAAGGAATCGGTCAGTGGGTCACGCTGGCGGCTGGGACGAGAACATTGCCAGCCGGTGGAACATGGGCCTATGCGGGGTTTATAAAGCAAACTTGGTTTGATGAGCTAACAATATTTTACGCAGGTGTCGGGGTCGGCGGTTCAAATATTCAAGGAGATGGGATTTACCAGCCAGGTGGATTCGCATGGCGTATCGGGTAACGCAATCCGTTGAAATGGTGTAGCATCCAGCCCAACGAAAGTTCGCCCGAGACTATCCGAATCCGCCTACTATGCACATTTTTTAGCCCACTATCATGCCTGACTACACCCCTGAATGGTTCAATGGTAACATGGATGCGGTGCGTCTGCTGGATGACCTTGGCTACGTCGCGCACATCTGGGACGACCTGATAGACAAAGACAAGCCAGTGTCAGACGAAGCGATAAACACCGCTTTCGAGTGCGCACTGTCGGATATACCATCGAACCCTGTCTACTTGAAGTATCAGCCCGCCTTAGCGCCGCTTATCTTTACTGGCATCATGGGCTTCCATGCGGCGAACCGCATGGAGAGATCTGGCGACCTGCACCAACTTGAAATAGCCCATGGGCTGCGCTATGCCGTAGGCCACGTCGGCACCTTCCTGGTGACCGTTTTCAACAATAAGACCCGCGCGGCAGAAATCCTGCCGGACGTGTGGAAAGCCATGATGCCCGAGCGCATCGACGATTACATGAAGGAGCATACCAATGTTCGGAGCGAGTAAATACAGGACGTGGTTGCGCCACCCAGGAGCCAACTTCGGCGGGGGGGATAGCGGAGGTTCAGAGAATTCTGCGACCGAGGCGCAGGGGCGGATGCTCGACTACAACCTTGGCAAGCTCAAAGAGACCGACGCGCTGCGAGACCCCTATATGGCCGGCGGCCTGCAAGGGGCGATGGGAGCCTACGACAAGTACAGTAGCCAGGGATACATTGACCAGATGAAGGGTGCGGCCGCCAACGCCGCGCAGGCCGCGACCGATAGCAAAACGGCGGAGATGGTGCGGACCCTTGGGCGTTATGGGCTCAACCCTAATTCTGGAAAGTTCGCCGGCATGGCCAACCGCAATGCGATGGCTGGCGCTGCAACGAAAGCCGGTGCTGTCAACCAGACCGGAATTGCCCTGGACACCGCGCAGACCACCGCCGCAACAAACAAATGGAAACTGCTCAACGACATGCAGACCGAGAGCATGACGCAAGGTCAACAGATCGCAGGCGGATATGGCTCGCAAGGCCAGACCATGGCACAAAACGCACAAACCAATGCCCAGGCAAACGCCGGACTTGGCAGCACATTGATGGCTGGCGCTGACATCTACGAGAAATACTTCAAGAAGGACGGCGGGCTGGTGGAAGAGGGATTTGCTGATGGTGGCCGCGCCCGCTACATGGAACGCGGAATGTCCATGACCGGACCCAACGCCGGCATACAGGCGGCACCGCAACCAAGCGGAGCACAGCAGGCGGTTGGTATTGCCAAGGGCGTGAACCGTGTCTACAAGCTTGTCAATCCCGCAAAGGCAGAAATAGCAAAGGACGCCAGCATCGACGTAGCAAATACTGCGTTGGCTGATGCGTCTGCAGATGGCACGACAGCGCTTGGGTTGACAGGAACTGGTGCTGGCGTGGGTGGCGTTGGAAGCCAAGCCGCAGGAGCTGGCCTGGCGGAAGCCGCAGGCGAGGCTGCCGCAGAGACTACCGCATCGCTGGCCACTGGCGTGGAAACTGCTGCGGCGGCGAATGCGTGGAACCCGATCGGATGGGCACTTGGCGCGGCTGCGCTGTTTGGGGCGCTATCGCACAAGGATGGCGGGATTGTGCATAAGCCAGGTCCCCTCAAATTATCCAAGCGTAGGGCAATGTTCGAGAAGACGTTTGAAGGCGAGAAGTACACTGGAACCAAGGCGCAGGATCAGCAAATGCTGGCCTACCTACAGGGTATCCTTCATGGCGCTTACGTTGCCAGCAAGCGCCATGACCTTCGTGACGGCGGGGGCGTTGACGGCCCTGGATCGAAGACTTCCGACTCCATCCCTGCGCGGCTTTCTGATGGCGAATTCGTTGTGAACGCGGAATCTGTTGCCATCCCTGGCGTACGTGCCCAACTTGAACGGATCAACCACGCCGGGCTTATGAAACGCTATAGTGACGGCTACGCCGACGGTGGCTTCGTGGACTGGATATACCAGAGAATCGCGGCCAATCCGAAGGCCGACTCAGAGGTCGATAAGCGAAAATTCATCCGCGAGAAGCTGATTGACGATGGGGTGGTCGGCAAAGCCGCTGGTTTCCTGCGCAACCGCGATGCCCAGATCGAAGCGGAACTGAAGCGCCAGGGTCTAAAGAACGGCGGAATGGTGAAAAGGAAGGGGTGCTGAGATGAGCTTCTGGACA